ACAAGTGGTCAAGCGGGATAACCCCAAGGATTTGGAGAACATCGAGTTCCGCACGCTCCGGGACCAGATGGTTGCTACGCCCATCGGGCCAGTGGTGAAGGGCACCGCGACCGCGTTTATCGACGGGCTCAAGATGCTCGATGCGTGGAAGTATGGCACCACGGACCTAGGCAACCCCTCGGAGTGGGGGAAGGACTGCATCCTCGTCCTCGACTCACTCACCTTCATGAGTGATGCGGCCTTTCATTTCCGGGAACCGCTCGTAGCGAAGTCCAAGGATGGAAAGTATGATGTTCGAGCGGTCTATAAAGACTCCCAGGATGCAATTGAAGCTGTCCTTGCACTCCTCACCTCGGAGTCATTCCGAACTAATGTCATTGTTATATCTCACGTCCGCTACGTTGACAACCCAGACGGGACTAAGAAAGGTTATCCAACTGCCGTCGACTCGGCTCTTTCTCCGCAAATTCCCCGGTACTTTAATAGTGTGGCATTGGCCCAGACCGCGGCGGGTAAAAGAACTATACAAACGGCGCCCACGGCGATGATTGACTTAGCCAATCCCGCGTCGTTCAGGATGTTGCCCACGTTGCCGATAGAGACCGGGCTCGGCACGTTCTTTGAGACGCTCCGGTCATAGGAGATGGACGGTGACAACTCTAGATGACTCGACATTCGGTTACTTGAACCCGACCGAGGACCAGAAGTACTACATGGCTGCCTGCCGGAATGCCGCAGCTGAGTATGCTGAGGTACTCGATCAGCGGGTTCCAGAGGGCCCGGACAAGACCTACCTGCTTCGCAAATTGCGTGAGGTTGCGATGTGGGCTAACGTAGCGATCACGCGAAACCACGACGGCAGCCCAAGGGCTGATTGACAGGCCGGTGGCATACTCCACCCCTGAACCAACGGAGACTAAAGATGGCATCGTTCGAGGAGATCCTAAATCGCAAGGCGTCTGACATCAAGCCACCGCAGGCGTATCCGGTGGGGACCTACCACTGTCTCGTTGACGGTCCGTTCACTCCCGGAAAGTCATCGCAGAAACAGACTGACTTTCTTCAGGCGAAGTTCAAGATCCTTTCTCCCCAGGGTGACGTCGATGCTGCGGCAGCGGCGGAAGGCCAGGTTGTTGGCAAGAATATCACCAACGACTATTACATTACGGATACTGCGGTGTGGCGGCTCAAAGAACTCCTCGTAGAGCACCTCGGCATCGAGCCGGGCGAAGAGGGGACGGCGAGCGAAAAGGGCCTCAAAGAAATGGTAGCCGAGGCGCCGGGATGCCAAGTGCTTGTCAAGCTCAAGCACGAGCTGTCCCAAGACGGCAAACGAGTATTCCATCGTGTGGAAAGCACTTCTCACGTTTGATTGACTCCCAGACGTGAGTAAGTGCGGCCGGGGGGCTTCGTTGGCATCCACTCCCTGCTCCCCGGCCACTCTTTAAAGGAGGCCTCCATGGCCGCAGTCAAAATCTGTAATACATGCCACTATGGTATGGTGTGCGGGCCCGAGTCAATCGCCTGCCACAGATATCCCCCGACCATTACTAAGGCCGAGGAGAACACCGTGACCACCTACTTCCCCGTGCTCTCTCCAGAGGCATGGTGTGGTGAGTGGAAAGCATCTATCCATGTTAAAAAGTGAATGAACCCGCTCTGTCCGTTTCGGACCGGGCAATACCAAGTGGAGTCAAAACAGTGGACGAGAAACAACAAGACGATATGGCTAGACTTGATACCAGCATCCGGGGCATCAAAGGCCAGGGCTATGTCCATGGTCAGCCCGACCCAATCTACCACGAGCCGCCTGCTCGGGCCGGCAATAACGGAGGACCCCCAGACCTAGCTAGGATAGGAGAGCTTAGTGCGCGCGGAATTGATCGCATCTCGGTTGAGACCTCGGACCAGATCCGTGAAATTGGTGAGGCTGCCGTCACGCACGCTGAAGCCATTCGGGCTGAAGCTAACGCACTCGCTGATAGTATTCTTGAGCAGGGACGGAAGTTCTCTGATCGTGTTGCATCTTTCGTCACGACTGCGGAGACCATGCTGCAAGCAATGAACGAACAACGAGCGAGGTTACATAAATCTAAGGAGGACTAACCAACCATGACTTCTGGACAATTCCACTTGGTCCCGTTGGGCGACATAACTGTCCAACGGGACGAGCGACAACGACGAGACCTAAGTGACATCGACATCCTGGCAGACTCGATTCGTCGCCTGGGCCTCATCCACCCACTCGTCGTCACAAGGGACCTCACCCTGGTCGCGGGCGAACGCCGATATACTGCCTGCCGATCGCTGGGCTGGGTGACCGTGCCCGTCCAGTACACCGATGAACTCGAGCCCGCGCGACTTCGCGCCATTGAACTTGAAGAGAACATCAAGCGCCAGGACATCTCGTGGCAGGACCAAGTGAATGCCGTGGTCGAGTATCACCGGCTTCGCTCCTCCGAAGCCGCAGGTTGGACTCAAGGCGACACAGCGGAGGCTATTGGGCTTTCGAGGCCACATACCAACCGCTTACTGCAAGTAGCCGAAGAGATCGAGCGCGGCAACACTATGGTAATAGATGCACCGAAACTTTCTACCGCAGTTGGTATTGCGGAGCGCGCCCGGGAGCGGCGTGACCAAGCAACCATAGGTCGACTGCACAGCACTTTCGGGGGCGTGGCCCTGACTCCCGAGCGGCCGGAGGACATCCTCGTCTGTGACTTTAATGAGTGGGTTCGAGAGACCACTACGGAAATGCGGTTCAATCTACTCCATTGTGACTTTCCCTACGGGATCGGCGCTGACGACTTCAACCAGGGTGGAGCTGCCGCGCACGGCGGATATGCCGACTCGAAAGAGACCTGGGAGACCCTCATGCACTCTCTTGAGGTCGCCACCAAGTTCCTTTGCGCGCCCTCGTGTCACCTTATGTTCTGGTTCTCTATGCGGAAGGGTGACGATCGGCTCTACGAGCCAACCGCGCACGCCCTCGCGTGCATGGGCTGGGAGCTTAATCCCATGCCTCTCATATGGATGAAAAGTGATGGCGTTGGAATTCTCCCTGATCCCGAGCGAGGTCCCCGGCAAATATACGAAACTTGTCTACTTGGGTCCAGAGGGGATCGCAAAATTGTTAGGGCTGTTTCTAACGCTTACGCCGCGCCGACTGTTCGGGAGCGGCATATGTCTGAAAAACCCGAGCCTATGCTGCGATACTTCTTCGGGATGCTCGTCGATGAAAATACGGTTCTCCTTGATCCCACATGCGGAAGTGGAAGTTCGCTGCGAGCGGCTGAGTCGCTTGGTGCAAGATCTATTCTCGGACTTGAACGAAACCCCGAGTTTGCCGACCTCGCCAGAGACGCCCTCAAGCGAGCCCGCACCCTAAAACACACGGAGAAAGCATCGTGAGCTTCTACTACCTAGCGTCTCCGTACAGTGATCCCGTCCTCGAGATAATGCATGAGCGCTACGTCCGTGCTCGTCATGCCACGTGGTGGTGTCTCATTCATGATATATTGGTGTTCTCGCCGATCGTCCACTGTCACCCCATGGCAGTCACTTACCAGATGCCACGCGACCACGGATTCTGGCAGAACTACAACGAGGCTATGATCGGCGGCTCGGGCGGAATACTTGTACTGAAGATTGATGGCTGGAACCAATCTAAGGGAGTCAACTCCGAGATAGCCCTCGCTCATACCCTCGGCAAGTCAATTAAGTATCTCGCCCCCATGAAGGATGGGTACTATGTGAGTGAGTAGTATGGTTGTTGACCTGAATTTTTCCCAACTCTGGGGAGGGCCCGATGGGCTATAAGATTGCCTTCGTCGGCGAAGCCTGGGGTGAACACGAAGAGCGAGAACGCCGTCCCTTCGTAGGCCCCGCGGGTTGGCAGCTCAACACCATGCTGGCCGAGGCTGGTATCCGCCGCGCGGATTGCTTTCTGACCAACTGTTTTAATCTGCGACCGCGCCCGACTAACAAGATCGACAACTTATGCGCTCCGCGCAAGGAGGTCCGTCATGCGCTCCCGCCGTTATCATCTGGCAAGTACATCCGTGATGAATTTCTCCCAGAACTCGACAGACTTTATAGAGAGATTAATGAAGCTAATCCAAATGTCGTTGTCAGTCTCGGGGGAACCGCTACCTGGGCGTTACTACGTGACGGTAGAATATCAAAGCTTCGGGGGGCAGTCGCAGATTCCCCCGTTCTACCGGGACGCAAAGTCCTCCCCACCTTCCACCCCTCCTACATCCTCCAGGGGGGATACGAAGCCCGGCACGTTACCGTCCTCGACCTCCAGAAAGCCCGACGCGAGTCAGAGTATCCCGAGATTAGGCGGCCAATCCGCACCATCTACACCGAACCCCTTATCTCCGAGCTCGACTGGTTCTACGACAAGTTCATTGCGGGCGCAGTCCGACTCAGCATTGACATCGAAACTCGAGGGGACCGAATAACCTGCATCGGGTTCGCCCCGGCTATAGATATAGCCCTGGTCGTACCCTTCGAGGACATGCGGAAGCCGGGGCTAAACTATTGGGGCTCGCTCGAGGCCGAGCTTGAGGCTTGGCAGTGGGTCCGCCGCGTATGCGGCTGCCCTGTACCAAAGGTGTTTCAGAACGGCTTGTTCGACATGCACAGGTTATGGAGGGGTTATGGTATACCTATTGTCAATGCCGAGCATGATACTATGCTTCTCCATCATGCGCTACAACCAGAGAGTCCTAAGGGCTTGGACTATCTGGGCTCGGTCTATACCAGTGAGTCCGCATGGAAGCTCGGCATCCGACTCAAACACAAGGGAACCATAAAGAAGGAAGACTGATATGGCAATCCCTACAATTCTTTCTCGGCTTGCCGGTGGTATAGTTGCCGCGGGCGAAGCTGCCGAGGGTATCGCGGCGGAAAGCGCCCTCGGTAACTTCTTGGGCCAGCTCGGTATCAAGTACACCGAGGAGGAGGGGACCACTGTGCCCGTGGCCTCGTCGGCCATTGCTCAGATCGGCTACCGCCAGGGCGTGATCACAGTGGTCTTCCGCCGGGGCGGGTCCGGGAGCTACGACTACCCGGGCACGGAGGAAGAATTCCTCG